TGCCTACATAAGGTACATATCTAAGTGTGGCAGCTGCAGCTAGTGACGTGTTCATACCACTGGTTAAACTTTTAGTTATCATAGCAGCATCGTTTACAGATATTGGGTCTACTTTATATTCATTATTCTTTTTTTGAAGCTCTGCTAATATATCCATTAGTTCAACTAAAAACTCTCTGTCTTGTTTTGAGTTTTTTTCTAACTCATTAAAGTCTTGGTTTATACCTTTTTCTTTTGTTGATTTTACATTTTGAGGATTAGCTTTATCAAAAGGTTTTTCAGACTTCATGTCATGCATAAAGTTTTTTACAAGATCATTAACGTCTTCTACTAAACCATAACGTGTACTAGGAGGTATACCTTCTTTTATTCTTTTTTTATATTCTTTTATTTTCTTATTTAGCTTTTTTATTTCTTCTTGTTCTTTTTTCGATAAATCTTCTTTTTTCGATAAATCTTCTTTTTTCTTTAATAACTTATCCAGTTTCTTTTGTGTTTTACCTGTTTCAAGCTGAGTGACAGACAAAGCTATTAAATCGGTTCCACCTATTTGTGTTGGGCCAGTTAAAGCGGCTTTTAAAAACCTTACAGTTTTATCATAACCTAAAATATTTATTAATTTCTTTAGAGCTTCTCTAGCTGATACCAGTTGTTCTTTATCATTAAAGTTAACATCTTTTTTACCTAATCCAAAAGCGTTTCTTATATCTGTTACTGTTAGTTCAGGCGAAACCAACTCTTCAGTTATGTATTGATCTAGTTTTTTAAATCTTTTTCTACCAACACCTTTCATAGCAGATTCGTACTGCTCGTAATACGTTAAATACTTTGTTAAGTCTTCTATGATTTGATTTTGTTTTTTACCAAAAAGATCTTTAGGGTACACAGCATCAAAAGCAGCTTTAACATCTCCACCGTTTTTTCTAATTTCAGCGGTAAAAGCAGGCATACCATTACCAAATATTTGTTTACTTTGTTGATCAGCGGCATTAAAAGCCTTACTAAACTTAATAGTTCTACCTCTGTCTATTCTGTGTTTTAATTCACCTAATAAATTTTTGTTTGTAGGTAAACCTTTTTTAGCATTGTTTTCTTTTAAAGTGTTTAATATATCCGGGTTTTCTCTTAGTACTGTAAATACAGCGTCCATAGAAATCATATTAACTATATTATCTAATAGTGAGTTTCTTCTACCTCTTTTACCAAAAAAGAAATCTACAAAGTCATCTTGTTTAACTTTTTTCTTTTGGTAAATAGCTGGACCTTGTTCTTCTGTTTTGTATTCAAACGGCCTCAACAACCCTTTGTCTATAGCTTCATCTATCATTGCTTGGTTAGTAGCCCTAACTGTTTCTACAAATATTTTATCTTTAACCATTTTTTCAAGTTGCACTAACTCTGATCCTGGAGCGTATTTTATATAAGGTTTGGCTATTTTTTTAAGAAAATCTTTAAACTGTTGTGAGTTAGCTGTGCCAGCAAACTTGCCTATAGTTTTAAAAAGTTTACCTCTATAAGTTTTATCTTTAAAGCTTTGGTACCAGTCAAACTCACTAACTAAGGGTAGGTTTGGATCTTTTAACACTTCACCAACCTCCTTTTTAAACTCGTCAACCATTTGAGGTGTTATACCTATATCTTTTCTAAAGTTTTTCTCTTCTATTAATTCAGTGTCTTTTTTATCTTTAGCTTTTATTTTAGCTATTTGTGCAGCAAATATATCTTTTTCTTCAAACTCTTGTATTTCTTTATCAACTTGTTGTGTTGGTAGTTGACCTTCAAGAGTATCATCTAGTTTTTTAGTCACCTTTTGCTGAACACCCATTTGCGTTGCCAACGCTTTAGACTTTTCCCATAGTAAATACCTTAAATAACCATCCACATCCATACCGCCAGGTTTCCATGTTTTAAGTATATCTAACGCTAATAATTGTAATCTATCTTTATATTTAGCTCTAGCTTCACTCCTGTTACTATCTATAACAGCTGTAAGTTCTGGTATTATTTTATCAAAATTAGCTCGTGTTCTGTTTTCCACATAACCTTCTATCTCTTGGTTGAACATTCTACGAGCAGCTTCAGAAGCTTTAACGTCGTTTACATAATCAACAACATCTTGCTGTGTTAACGTGTCTTTACCCGCTCTCATTTCTATTATTGACTTTAAATCAGTTTTAGATGCTTTTATTGCTTTTTCTTCTTCTTCAGGTAACGTTGACGCTAGGATTTTACCTCGCTTAGCTCTATCTACAAATCTTTCCAAATACTCAAATACATCGTTAACCGTACCCATGCCAAACACCTCAGCTCTATCACCGTAAACTAATCTTAAAGCGTTTCTTTTTAAAGATTTTACAGAAAGTAAAGTTGATTTGTTTGTTGATTTTATATGTTTTTTAGCTACAAGTTCACCTAATATAGTCATAACCTCTGTATAATCAACCCCATCTTTAGTGTCATAAAGCGCTCTTCTTTTCTTAAAACCATCTACCACGGCTTCACTAACACCGTTGGCAACTAGCTGTTGTTCAACTTGATCTAAAATATCTCTAACATGTTTTACAACTTTATTATCTTTAACTATACCTGTAGCTCTATCATACGAGTGTTGTAGCTCGTGTAAGCCCACAACTGAAGCGGCTAATCTATTAAGAGCATTGTCAGACATAACACCATTAGCACCTAAAGCATTACTCTCATACAAAAGTATATCTGCTTTTTTGCCAGGTACAGCTATATTATTGCCAAAACCACCAGCTTTATATTCATCTATAAGTTCCTTTGTTTCTTCTTGGCTTAAGTTTTTTTCTTTAGCGTAGTTTTGAATATCTTTTTCTTCTTTAATTGTGTAAACAGTGTGACCACTACCTTGAGCTATACTTTTGTAAAACATATAATTACCAGCTGATCTAAATTGTTCAACCGTTGGTATTTTACCGTCTTTTTGTAATGTTTTTTGCAGATCTTGTTTTGGTTTGTTTAATATAGCGTCTTTATCTTGATATATTTTATTTAACTCTACTTGTAATTGTTTTAGTTTTTTCTCAGACCAAGCGTTTTCTATACCGCTTTGGCCTATTTCATTTGCTTTTCTTTGTATTTTTCTAGCTTGTCTATCTTTTTCAAACGCCTCTCTTACTTGATCATTAGTTAAGTTCATCGCGTTAGCAGCTGTTCTTTGATCAATTAAAGCTGATTGTTGTATTAAACCCATTAAATCACCTCTTAACTCTTGTAAAGCCATTTTAGTACCCTCGTTTTGAGGCATACTTTCAAGATCTTTTATTTGTTTGTTTATTTCTAAAACCTCATTTCGCATTTTAATACTAGCAGATATATCTTTTTGTGTTTTTATACCTTCTAATACCATGCTATAACCGTTTTGAGATATAGACGGTCCTTGTATAACTAAAGACGAAAATAAAACGTTGAGAGCGAAATCAGCATCTACACCGTCAAGTAAGCTTTTATCTTGTTTTAATATAGCTATATCTACCCCATTGTGTCCTATTTGAGTGGCTGTTTCCTCAAAAAGCTCAACTCCCATGTAAAATCCAGTTCTTTTACCTGTTTTAAGCAAACCACCACCAAACATCCTAGCTCCTTTACTTAAATCTTCTATATATTTTAAAGTACCTAATCTTTCAGCATAAGAAGCTATACCGCCGTAAAGTAAAAATGAAAGTGCTTTTTGTTTTTCCGTATAACTTAAACCTTTAGCGTAATACTCTATTTGATCTTCTATATCTCTTCTTTCAGCATTACTAGTAGCTTTAGCTAGCCTTTCATGTAACACTCCTGTTTCGCCTTCTTTACCAATCATTTCTATAGCTTTCGCCTCAAATAACTCCATTTCGCTTAACTTAGCACTACCTTCAGCCGCGAAAAACGTAGACATCATACCTCTTCTAGCCCACGCTATTCTACCGTTAGCTTGAGTCACTGACAAACCTTTTTTAATTTTACCAAACCTGCTAATAAAACCACCAAACGCTAAGGCTGTACCTATACTAAAAGAGTTGTTTCCTAACATTTGTTTAGCTAAACTAGATACGTCGCTCCACTTAGCGTTTTTAAGCTTTATGGTTTGTGGTAATGTTGTTTCTATTTTTTTGTTAAGACTTTCTAATATATCTATATGATTTGCCTTTTTTTCTAATAGTCTACTTGTATCACTACCAGCTATGTTTTTTATCCATGTAGAAATTTTATTTGTAGAAAAAGCTATCTCACTAAATGTTTTCTCTAACATTAATCTTGTTCTGTAGCCCGTGTTGTAGTTGTGGCTTAACGACTCTAACATACCAGAGTTTGACTCTAGTTTTGAAGCTCTATCAAAAAAATCATCTTGTCTATCTTCATAAGCTTGAGCTCTTATCATAAAACTGTCTCTCATGTCTTCAGGTCCAGTCCAAACCAACTGCCCATTTTGCATAGTAGTGTATTGTTTTATATCGTTAGCTATGCTTTCACCTTCAGCTTTTAAAACTTTAAACTCGGTGTTTAAAAGATCACCTTGTTCTACAAAAAACTTTTCAAGTGCCTCTGGGTTTTGATACAAGCTTTCAGCGTCTACTGGATTTTTAGAATAATTAGACTCTTCTAGCATTTTAACAAAAGCATCTTCTATAACACCATCTTTTCTTCTTTTCTTTTTTATACCTTGTAAGTATCTATCGTGATCTTCATCATTTTTTAACTTTGTTTGCGTAAAAGCTGTTTGATCATATTCTTTTAGTAAGTCGCTGTCGTTTATATCATTAACATTTAACACACCAGTCTCAAAGTAATTTCTAAATAATCTGTATTTTTCTGTATCACCATTAAAAAGATTTATCCACTCTTGGTCGGTGTACTCGTTTAAAGTGTCTTTAGCACGCTTGCTACCAGCTACCCTTGACACATCTGGCCTTAAAAAACGACCAACCATACCACGTTTCATTAACTCAACAGCATCTTCACCAAAAAACTCTATAGCTGTTCTGTCTTTAAGTTCTTGATTAGTGTTTATATTGTTGTTTTCTTCTATCCATTTTAAAGATGAAACAACTTCTTCTTTGTTTTTAACCTTTCTGTGCTTAGTATACCTATACGTATTACTTGGTTTAAAAAATTGATCTTCAAAATCACTAGAACTTTTTGTGTACAGGTTATCTTGTTTTAGAGCACTATAAAGGTTGTCTCTACTTTCTTTGTCAGAAAACTGCACTTTAAAATCTTCATAAGATTTAGTGTACAGGTTATCTGCTCTTAATGATCTCCATAAATTTTCGCTATTACTCATTGTGCTTATTTATTATCATATCTACCACCACCTTGTGGTACATTTGTACTTTGTGAACCACCTCCAGAACTCATACCCATGTATGCTCCAAACCCTAATTCATCTAACACCTGTGTTTCTGTATAAACATCCCATTTTTTAGGTTTGCTTAAATGTCTTCTGTTAAAAGTAACTCTCCAGTCTTGACCATCCCATTTGTAATATCCACCATTGTGTTCAAATGACACACCAAACTCTGATCCTGGGTCAACGTATTTGGCTTCTATTTTTCTAAGTAAATTGTTGGCTATAATAGGACTCATCTCTGTACCACCAACATCTACTGTTTTGTATTTTTCTTTAAATAACTCTATGCTACCACCTTCAAAATCTATAGTTTCACTAGGCATAGTACCTTTAGCGCCTTTTTTAGGCTTTAAATTACTTTGGTATCTACCTCTACTAAGCATGTTTACTTTATCAAAAACGTATCTTTGCATTTCATTTAATCTTTCACCTTGTGTTTCAGGGTCTAAACTGTTAAATATAGCAGAAGATATTTTATATTCATCCATTTTACTAGCATCATAACCAGCCTCTAAAGCAAACTGATCAGCTAGTGTTGTAGTATTAAAAGGTCCTGATGTTAACTGAAATATATCGTCCCAAAAAGCAGATGACAAAACTTCTTTATCACCAACTATATCGCTTAATGCTTGTTGTAGTTCTCCGTCTTCATAGTTTTCTTGGTTTTTAACTATTTTGTCTATTATCTTAACTATGTTATCGCCTACATCTTTTCTTTCTAAAAATATCATATCATCAAAATCATCTAAAGTACCATCAAAACTTGTTAATTGTCCGTCTGGTGTATCTGTAAATAACTTAATCATTGTTTTACCTTCGTCGTTTTCATATACCTCGTAATTTTCTGATATAACTTGGTTTATGTATTTATCACTAGAAGCTCTAGAGTAGTTGTCTCCGTCAGCATTATTCTTAGCTTCATCCATAAACCCAGGTAATTTGTTTATTGAGGTTTTTACAGCTTCATACTCTTTGTATATGTTCATTATCTCTGTTTTGTTCTTTTTAGGATTTTTTCTAGCTTTATTCATTCTATCATTTAAAACATCTAGCTTGTTAGAATAATAATCCATACCAGATGAGTTCCATAAAGATAATGATTTTGGTGTTGCGGTAACATCAAACTCTTTTAATTTTTCGTTAGCTCTTTTTCTTGTTTCTACAAAATAAGCAGAAGCTAAACCAGCTATTTCTCCAGCTGCTTCAAAAGCCATACCACTAGCGCTTCCAGCCCTAGCTTGGTAATAATCTGACATTGCTTTATATAAATTACTCATGTTTTTTTGTTTTATTGTTATGATGGTGGCATAAGTGCGCTAACACCAGCGCCAACTATATTAGTAACACCACCTATTATTCCTTCTGTATATCTTTGCTTAGCATCGTAAGCGGCGCCAGCTCTAGCATAAGCTCCAGCCAGTAATGTTTCTTGCCTAGCCATTTCTCTTTGTTGTCTTATTAACTCACCATAAGCTTCTTGCCCTTGTATTTGCATTTCAGCACCTCTTTGTAATTGTTGTATTCTACTAGCTTCTTGCGTTCTGGCTCTTTGGTTAGCAGCTTCTTGTTGCGCTATAGATGCTGACATTTGTTGTGCTTGTACTTGGCCTTGCTGTGCTAAAGATTGAGCTAAAGCAGCTACACCACTTGTACCGGCTGTACCACGTAAATTAGCTAAAATATCAGCTCTTTGTTGCGCGCCTTGTTCAGCTTGAAACTGAGCTGCTTTTTGATCAACAGTTAAATCTTCCATTACGTTTTCCATATCAGCATAAGCGTTAGTTAAGCCCATATACGGATTAGTTACATCAAAGTCTAAGTAAGCTCTCCTTTGTTCTTTCAACTCTTGATTTGCTTTTCTTATTTGATTTCTTCTTTTTCTATTACCCTTACTTATTCCTCTAGCGGCAGCGATACCAGCCACGCCAGTTCCTACTCCTATAGCACCTGCTGTAACCGCAGCGGTGCCCGTAAAACCTAACGCCCCTCCAATAGCAGCTAGAAAAGGTAATTTCATTGGTGATTCTTTTGTACTCATATTTTTTCTTTTATATAATTTATAATTACACTTTTTACTGTTTATTTACTAGATTCAACTATTTCAGAGCTTAAAGCAAATAATTCTGCTTCTTCTGGTGAGTCGTTTCTTAGTTTTACTTCAGCATAATAGCCAATTAAACTTGTGTTATTAACGTTTTCATTTTTTCTAAACATCACAAAATCATTAGGACTAGGTGTGTTTGATGGGTTGTCTATGGTTATTGTTTCAGGACCTATAGCAGTAATTTCTCCAATTAAGTAAGTAACATTTATTGGATCTACATTAGATGATTGTTGTTCCCCTATTAACGATAAAGAAGCCTCTGGCACATAATAAGCTGTATCACCTATTTGTACCGATGTGTTTTGTATTCCTCCGTTTATTTTTATATTAACCATGTGTTATAATTATGATGCCGTGCCTGGCGTTATAAAGTTGTCTAAATTTAAATATATTGTTCTGTTTGCGTCTGGATATTGTAGTATATTTATAGCAGAAGCCACATCTACTTTTTGACTAGAGCCTTTAAATGTTAATACTGTTCCAACAGTAAGAGTTTGATTAACATCGCATGTAATAACACCGTCACTATCACCTCCACCAGCATCAGCGGTTGTTACTCCATTAACATTATTTGTAGACGAGTTATCAACGTTAGCTCCGGCAAAAGTAACATGACTACCACCAGATATACCATAAGTGTCTTTAACGTGTATGGTTGTAGCATTACTAACAGCTGTTCTAACCTGTTGTGTAAACGTGTAGTCTTTAGCCGATAAAGTAGAAAACTTTAATGTTAACCCTGTAGCTTGATGAATAACTTTCGCTCCTCTAGCTTGAAAAGTTAAAGTTATGCCGTCTGCAAAACTTTGCGCAGCAGACATCGTGAGTGTTTTTGTTTCTGTGTTTATACTACTTATAAAAGGCGTACCAGATAAACTACCTGAGCTAACAGCAGTTATATGCATACCTACCACTATATCTGTTAAATCATCTATAACAACCGTTGTTGAGCTTGATACAGTTCCGTTGACCGTGTCTTGAGTTGTAAAATACCAGTCAGTGTCTACAGGTTGTCTAGTTAACCTTAAACCATAACCATAACTATCGTGTTGTCTATTAAAAAGTTCCCACGCAACACTAGCTGTAGCGCCACTAGCTGTTGATAAAGGCGGAGCTATAGATGTAACATTAGCAGCTGGTGGATCTTCTTTAGTTCCTAGTGCCGTACCTCGACCGTAATTTTCATCGTTAGCAGTAAAAGCTGCAAAAGTTACCGTAACATCATTTTCTTGCGTTATAGCTTTGTTTATTACGTTTTCACTACCTCCAGCTGTATCAGTGTTTATAGTTGTATCTGTGTTAGGTGCAGCCATTAAAACAATATTATAGGTAGCACCAGTACTAGCTGGAAAAACAATACGGTTAGTATATCTTGTACCCGATGATTTTATCTTGAGATTACAGTTAGGTGTGTGCCCAGTGCTAAACGTTCTTGTTGCAAAATTATAAAATTTACCAGAGTTATCAACGGCGTTAAGTAAAAACTCAAAACCAGCATCACCTATTACGGTAAAGTTTCTTGTAGTTTTACTGCTTGGTAAATTACTTGTGTCTATATTAAAAGAATCAATTTGTGGCATGCTTTATATTTTTATGTTACTGTTTCAATTATTCCTAATCCTTGGAAACTAAAGGCAGCGGTTTTGATATCTGTTACATTACCTCTGATATAATTAAACCATTTACCTTCTTTCTCAATAAATTCTTTTACAGTTCCCTCTTGTTTGTCAGTTTTTAAATACTCAACATACCAACCATCTTTTGCTTCTAAATTGTAAGGTGTTACGCTTTCTTCGTAAGCTGTGTGATATTTTAGTATTTTAGACTGTGATCCTTCATAGTTTAACGTGTTAAACGTTTTAATAGTAGAAGGCGCTTGGTTCAGTACAGTTGTTACCGTAGAGTGACCGTCTACACCGTAAAATTGATTTCTATTTACGTTATTAGAGTGATGTTCAAATAACTTACCCTCGTTCATTGTGTAGTATTTTTTAGACATACTAACACCGCTTTCTGGTATAAAAGATTTAAAGCTTGTCCAACCTCTAATTTTTTCTGTATAAGACACTGTTCTTTCAAAACCATCTACAACCACTTGTTGCATTAGTATATTATCTATAGTTCCACTAGTACCACCAGGTGATAACGCTCGTATAACAAACGTGTTTAGTAGTTGTGAAGCGCTAGCCGTGTCGTCACCTATTGTGTGTACTTCATCATATGTATCAGTACCTGATGTGTTGAACTTAAAACCTTTTCCACTGCTGTTAAAGTAATACACTTGCACGGAACCACTGAAAGTACCTGATGTTAAAGCGTGATCAAACTTAACTCTATATTTATGACCAACATCTGGATTTATAATATTGCTTAAGTTTTGTTCTGCTTGAGCGGTTGTTGGTGCGTTGTTAAACGTTATGCTTTCATTATCAAATGCTATATAATCATTTAAAGTGCTATCAAAACCTGAAAAACTCCAAGCATCAGCCGTGCCACCACTAAGAACAGTTGTTTTATCTCTAAGGGAAAAATCTTTTACAGCACATGTTAATGTACCAGGACCTATATATTGAAACCTTATTCTAGACTGTGTTGCGTTTGTTAACAAAGCCACTGAATTAAAGGTACTAGTAGAAACAAAAGCCCCTAAGGTGTCATCATATATTTCAGCTGTTGGCGTTGTTGTTCCATCAAAGTTACCAGTGATACGATATCTACCTTTTGCTAAACTGGTAGTGCTTGTACTAAATTTAAAACCAGTGTAGTTACCTGATCCATCTTGGCCACTAACATCACCATAAAATCTACCACTAACAGGTAGCACTGTTGAATCTAACTGCGAAACAGCGTCATCTATTGTGAAAAGCAACTCATAACCTTCGTCTGTTGGTAATGGATGATCTCCACCAAGGGTCGCGTTACCTGTAAAAGATTGTTGTAATCTACCGTGTCTTGATTGATTAAAGTTAAATTTATTGTCTTTAAAATATTTATCTAACGCTGTGAAAGAGTGTAATGATCCGCTAGTTAAAATAGGACGATTAAATGTTGGGTCTATAAGATACCCGTATTTAGGCGAAATCACGCTCCAGTCAGGATCGATACTACCACCTGTTGGTAGTTCATTAAGTTGATTAAGGAAAACACCTTTCACGTCTCCTACAAAATTTAAAAACTTTATAGCAAGAGTAGACATATCACTTGATGATTGTAATTTAAACACAGTTCTGTAAACCGGATCTGTAGTTGTGCCATAATATTGTTTAGTTATAGGTGTTGTTACAGTAGTGTTATTGTTGTATCCATCAGGATAAGCTTTAACAAGTGCCATGTGTGGGCCTTGCGTTGTGTTTGTAACATATGTTGTTCCACCAAAATTACCAAGTGTTTCACCTAGATGCCCTTCAGGATAAGCAAATGTTTCTTGTGGGTTTAAACCAGGAGGTGTATTAATTGGTAGTACGCCTTCTATATATACAACTTCAGTACCATCCGCAACAGGGTCATGAGATGAGTCAAATGCTAATGGTAGCGAATGTGTAGATGTCATGTTTTCATAAGCAATATCTAACATATACCACTTGCCCACCTGCATAGGTGTGCCCAACGTTTGAGATATAGTAATAGTGTTATTTGTAGCATTAGTACAATTTATGCTTATAGTATCGTCTAATAATGATTGTGGGCCTGGTGTGTACTGTCCAACTGTAGTAACCCCATTAGGTGCTGGCGCAAACCAATTGTAAGTGTTTCCATCTGGCGTAACCGTCCCATTGGCATCTATTTGTTGTCCAGTGGCTGTTATTGCTACAGCTTCATTAGCTGTACCATATATAGTTTCAAAATTAGCAAAAGTAACATGTTCTGGTTGGTCTATTACCCAATCATTTATACTAGTTGACACTTGTGCCCAAGCCGCCACCGGTGCATCTGGAATATCTGGTATAGAACTACCTGGAACTGTTACAGGGCCTGTTACTGAAAACTCATCAACGCTAGCCTCAGTTGAACCTATAAAATATATAGCTATATCCATATCACCTGTAAATGAAGGTGTGAAAGTAAATGATTGAAATCCAGTCGTTGGACTACCTGTTACGTTTAGCGCTGGTGTGGTTACTGCACCTAAACCAAAAGTAAAATTAATACCATCTAATTTAGCAGCTACACTTATTTCAGTGTCTGGATTAGGATTATTAGTAGTATTTGTTGAAACTGATGACATATTATATAAAAACGAACAAGTGTATTCTACACCGCTTTCCACACTTATAGTTTGCTTAGCGCTGTCGTTAGAATAAGTACCGTTAGACTGGTTGCTGTTATCAGCATAACCACCAGTGGTGTCTACGCCATATCTTTTTAATCTACCATCACCCGTATTATAACCCGAGAAAAATCCATAAGCGATGTTACCTGATGGTGGTGTAAAAGTACCAGTTGTACTTGGCTGTATTGAGTTAAAGAAAGTGTCGTCTAGTTGTAAATAAGTTGCAGCGTTAGGATAAATAGAAGCACCATAACTAGCTGAATCACCTATTACAGTCCAATCAGATTGAGAATTAAAGGCACCGTTTGTTATCAACTCTTGAGTAATAGTGCTTGCCGCAAATGTATCAGCTTGTTGAAAATGCCCTTGTGCTATAGCCGCGTATTCAGTTACAACAGGTTGAGTGTTTAAAATAGGATTTAAAATACCAGCATAAGAGCTACTTGAGTTGGTGGTTGGGTCTAGTGGTAAAACGTTACTGTAATCTAAATTTGTACCAAGTGGTAAAATATTTGTTAATATTTCGTCACCTGTTATAGTGGTAGATACCACTTCTGTGCCTTGACTGATATCAGCGTTAGTTATAACATTACTAGTTAAAGGCTGTTTTAAAGTTAAATTATAATTTTGTTTATAAGCATCATATGTACCAACTAAGCTTCCAGCTAACGCAAAGTTATCTCTAAAATAATCGTGCATACCTGCATCGGATATAGGTGTTAACCCATCATTTGATAATCTTAATACAGCGCCTCTAGCTTTATCTGTAAAATAAGCTCTATAAGATTCTTTAGCAAAAGACTCTGGGTTTTTAGATATACCATAATCACCTATAAAAGGAATAGTTTGACCTAGTACATTTATATTAGCTGTTAGCTGTGGTTTACCATCAGCGTTAAATACAGCATCTTTATTAGCTAATATTTTAACAACTCTATCTTCACAGAAAGTAACTAAATCTGTGTTTCTACTAAATAGTTTTTGTATACTACCATAAGTAGGATTAATGTCTTTTGTAATTTTATCAGCCATTATAAACTGATTTAACTCATTTAAACCTGAGTTAGAATTATATAAACCTGAAAATATTAAACCATATTTTCTGTGTTCTTCTTGATAAGGTTCTTCTGTTGTTGTAGATGCTCTTGCTCCATTTAGTATCTGCATCTCATTAAAATCATCTCTTATTCTATCAGATTCTATACCGTTACCAAATGAAAAACAATTATACCAACTTAAACCAGTTTCATTTTTTGGATCTATATCTGGGTCTATTTCAAAGTGTGTTCTATAATCACCGCTTACAGTAGTGTTGTTAGCTAATATTGTACCTGTAGTATAACTACCATCTTGTCTAATAAATCTTACTTTTTTACCAGCGTAATCTATTGCATTACCACTACTATCTAAATCGTTAAAACCAGGATTAGCGGTAAATAGTAGTGAACCGTTGTCTAACGTCCATTCGCTTAAATAAACTTGATTAGCATCTATTATTATACCACCGTTAATAGCATCTGGAAAATCATTGAATTTTATTTTACATCCTATAGGCGCAAAAACCTCTGCATTTTTTTCGTTTAATTTACAAGGTATCGCTCCACTAGCTTCGTAATATATATCTAAGTCGGCATTTCCTTTTGGTTCTGTTTCCCATATAGCAGGTGTTGTTGAAACTCTACCTATTACAGCACGTGGATCTGATTGTATAAACTGTATACCAGACATACCAGTTCCGTCTAACTCTACACCAGCATCTAAAGTAGCTGTTCCTTCAACAGGATTAAATGGCGTTACATTTGGATCTGTAGGATCTTTATCTATTTCTAAGATATAACAAACCCTTCTGTTACTAGCTTTAGCAAAATTTTCTAATCTTTCTTTTAGTATATTAGCATAGTAAAGTTCACTACCAACAACAGTTACAGCACCTGCTACGTTTTTAGCCTCAGCCCATGCTATAGCTGCTTCTTCTACACTGTTACCACTAGCCACAAGTTGTCCACCGCTTTGGTCCCACACAAATCTTCTTCTCCAAGGTGTATGATTATATAAACGTTTTTTACTTAAAGATTTTATAGTATAAGTGGTGTTAGATGCGTCTGCTTTAAATACAAACTTAGAACCTGCTTGTATAGCGTTAACAAAATTGGCTATTTCGCCGTTAGTGTCATCAGCTGCTGGCCAAGCTGGATCCCATTGATTATAATGTTGATCAGCGTAATTTGTATCATAACCTTGCCCAACTCCTGGACCAGGAGCACCACTAAGAGTAAATTCGTCAGAACTAGCGTTAGAATCACCGCTATCAGTAGTGTAATTACCTTCTAATTCTAGTATTCTCGCTTTCCTAGAAGCATCAGCTATTATAGTTCCGTCTTCTTTAGTAAAAATACCACCACCCCATATTCCTTGTAATTTTGTTCCTAAGCTGTTTATACCTCTTAAACCGCAACCAGCTATATCTTGTATTGTAAGTGTATCAGGTAATAAGTTTTCTCCTGGAGCTAGAAAAGATAAATGTAAAAATATTTTACCATTATCAGTTGAACCATTACCATAAGTGTTATCTTGATTCCATGTACCTGTATTTAGTTCACCTTCTGCTCTCCATCTTTTTATACCATCTACGTCTGTGTGTTCGTCTGTAGTTTGTATTAAACCATCTATAGCATGTACAAAACCTCCACTGGTAGCTGTAGTAGCTAAACCAAGCGCAGTTGTTGTCCATGTTCTATCTTCTGTTATAGCGGAGTTAGCGCCATCAAAGTTATTAACTAAAAACCCTTGGCCGTTATTATTGTTTACATCCCAACCATCTTTACTGTCTTTAGCAAAAGGCTTCCATCTGTAAGTACCTTCAGCGACAGTTCTATAAAATTTAGTAGAGTTACCTTCATGAGCGTCATTAGGGCTTTCTAGTTGTGGTGAGTTTACAAATATTTGTACTATGTGATCTATAGCACTTTGAAATTGTTGACCACTCATTATTCTAGGATAATAATTTATCATTTGAGGATCTTGGGTCCATACAGTAGGAGTTGGACCACCACTACCTAGTGCTAATTGAGATGTGTCTAGAGCGTTACTCCACTCCATCTCACCATATATAGTTGTATTACCTTTTATTGGATCTCCAGCATTTCTAGCAAAAAAGTTATTAGCACATTGCCCAGCTACAAAAGTTAAGTTGTCAATAAAAAAATGACCACCTGAAGCTTTAGCGCTAAATCCGCTATGGAAACCAGCTAAAAGATCCCAGTTAGAAACATTATTAGTATAAGTGTTAGCCGCTGAAGATGTTGATGTAGTTAACGTACCTGAAAATCCAGCTATATCATTTAAGTTTTGATCTGTTGAACTTTGTGTTGTGTCAGGTAAAGTGGTGTTATAAGCATTAGAATTAATAATACCTGTTGTAGGATCACCAGCTGTGGTAGCCTCTGGATCAGCCCACCAAGTAACATCTTGTGTCATGTTAATAATATAAGTGTCTAGTAAATCATCTTGTACGTTTCTTAGATCACCTGTTACGCCTTCTTGAGAAACAACTTTAACAAAAAATCTACCTGAAAACTGGTCCATATCTTTTGTGTCTTTTCTCTCTATTTTAACTACTAAGTTTTCATTTAATCTATCTGAGTTTGATGTATTTGAAGCTAAAGTAGCATCATCACTTGTTATAGACTCTGCTAATGTCATAACATAAACAGCTGAAGTTCCAGGGTTACTAACTCTTATATCAGATATTCTATATCTTTTTGAAGTTTCTAGTGTATCTTGATCGTGCCAAGAAATATATAAATTTTTAACACTATTTTGTGCGTCGTCACTATTAATCAAAGAAGCGCCGTCACCTGTAACAGATGCTTCAAAGTTACTTTTATCTAACCATATAGTGGTATTGTCAGACACGTCCATTCTGTGCACATCGCTTGTATATAAACCACTGTTAAATCCAGGCGCTGTAGAAAGATTACCACCGTTATCTAATATACCATTATAAGAACCAGAAGCGCCACCATCTTTGTTAGCATGTGTTCCTAACGTCATATAATGAAACTTGATAGCATCAGGTGCTTCGTTTTTAATATCTAATATTTTAAATCTGTTCTCTATAGGAAATTGATTTTCTCCTGGTTTTATTTTTCTTTTTAATATTATGTAATCTTCTTCTGTTAGTTTGTTTCTATCAGAAGATGGAAAAGAAACCCATATGTGGTTGTCTTCACCTATAGCACCTTCTGTACCTATTATATCAGAGGTAGGGCTATAAGCTTTATCCATTACTAAGTTGTAATATTCTGTAGAAGTTTCTTTAACATAAAACTTATAATAATCAGCCCAGTCAGGTAAAGTAGAATTTAAATGAGTTTTTAATTGATAAGATTGACTAGCAGATAACATACCACCTTTTTCCCAAGGTATCTTAACAGCACCATCTGTAGACGTAAATACAGGTGTTTCTCTACCGTATTCATCTCCAAATATAACTCCTAGTTGATAATTTCTTTGTGACTTTAAAGAACGCACGCCACCTAAGCTAAAATCAGATGGTTGATACTGGTCTCTATTTATATAATCTACACTTAAACCAGGTGTTACACCTAAATCATAGTTTTGAGTGTAGTTAGCGTAAACTATTCTACTACCAGTAACTTCTTGAGCTAGGGCTTTTTTAGGTACATTATCCCAAGGCCTTAACAATTGATTTGATGGTACAGCCGCATATATGTTTTCTGATACTATAGGATATTTACCTTTATAACCAGAATTAGTGTATGCAGCGTTGTTTTGATTAAAACCAAAATCGTTCCAATAGTTGTATTGATAACCAGTAGGTACTGGATCATCTGGTTTTACACTAGCTATAGAAAAAATAACAGGTGAGTTTTCTTGTTTGTATAAAATATCTACCTGAACAACATCGTTAGGTATATCTGGTGATACAAAATCGTATATATCAATAGAATCTATAGAACTAACCATAGCTCTATTATAAGGCTCTTTAACTGAAAGCACAGTATCGCTGTCTATACCGTTTGGATAAGTTGGATTAAAAACAATATCGGTGAAAGGACCAAAAGCAGAATACTCTCCGTCTTCATATTTATACCTGTAAGCAAATCTACAAAATGTTTTTTCAAATAAACTTGGTTTGGTTGTTGCTGAAGTTAAATTTATTTTTACATTAGGTGGAGATGTAGGTTTCTTTTTTATAACAGTAATATTACGCTCGGCTACTTCAACATCGTTACCATCTGCATCTTTAACAACCTCATCGTTTACAATTAATTTAGTATTACTAGGATTATCAATAGTACCAGTTGTACCTTGTTTGCACCTAGAAATACTTATTTTTTTTGGCTCATTAATACTATCAGTCCAAAACAAAAAGTCATCTATTATATTTATACCAGTAATTATTCTATCAGGAAATTTTAGAACACTAGAAGTAGTGTCTATAAAAATAGGAGTAACAGTTAGATCTTTTTTATATTCTAATATAGCGTCAATATTGTCTATCTTGTTAGTAACAAACCAATATATAGTATCATTTTTTTCATCAGTTATACTTCCAATACATTTAAAGTCACTGTTATTTATACCATCGCTAATTCTTTCGTTACCAAATACGTTTTGCACTGTCCCAACATCTGATCCCTCAGAGGTTGTAACTTGGATGTTCATCGCATCTCTGTACTCTCCATTTGGTAATAACCTTTCGTCAAGGTCTTTATTCATCTTGCCTTGAACGAAAGTATTTTTAATCTCCGGCATATACTAATGTTTTATATGTTTAGACTTACCTCTTAATATTTGGGTTAGTTCTTCAATTTTAAAATTAGATAATCTTATTTTCGCTTTTCTAGTAGCGGCAAACTTATCTTTTTTATATCTAAATATTGCGTTAGCGGGAACGTTAGCTCTACTAGACATAACGTCACATAAAATATGCTTATACATAGCATCTTCAGCTAGTTTATGTACTTGCATTTCTGCTTCTGTTCCAAGACCATCGCTTATATAATCTAATATTACAGTTTTTCCTGAAACATTAGATGAAAAATGTATTTTTCCTCTTAACTGGTCTATATAAAATGAACCATTTGTTTGGGCTTGAGTAGGATCTAATCCGTATCTTTGTCCTACATCTATATTAAATCTATAATCATCATCGTAATTATAATCAGTTCTTTCGTTTTCACTAGGATCATCAGTCTTGTAGTTTTTCCAAGTTGATGATTCTGTTATATTTGCTGATGGTGATTTTAACACACTAACACCTGATGATTTAACTGATATATCATCCACCGTGTTTTCAGTTGTCAAAACGCCTAGCTCACCAGTATAAGCATGTGTTTCAAATGGTGCCATAGAAACCACAACAAAATAAACTTTACTGTAGTTCGCTACGTTTACATCTTCTAGTGTTTGTTCTCCGTTATCAACTCCTTCTGACCACTCTACATAACTAGGTGCATTTAACACGGTTTGAAGATCAAAAATATCTGGATTAACGTTAGGCGACATTGGGTAACCTTGTATAACTGTCTGTCCTGTTCCTGGATCAACAGCTGTGTAAGTTGTATCACCAATAAATGTGTTTGTTTTCATCTCGTCTGTAACTTGTGTACAGATACCTATTCTTACTGTTGTAGCTGGTACGTCTGAATCAAGTTCAGAGTTGGTAGTAGATTTTAATAAATCTTCATCATAAGCAGCACTAAATGTTAAAGTACCACCATCGGTAAAACTTTGAGCACCAGACATAGTTATAGTGTTTCCATTTATAGCTGTAACTGTTGGTGTACCAGATAAAGTATCACTACCTGAGACCGCTGTTATAGTTGATCCTACAATAACGTTATTTGCTGGACCCTTACAAGTTAAAGTAGCACCGTCAGCAAAAGATTTAGCTTTATCTAACGTTAATGTAGTTCCACTTATAATTAAAATTCTTGGTGTAGGGCCTAAAGCTGGACCACTACTAGTAGCTGTAATTCTCATACCTACTTCTAAACCTGTTGCGCTATCCACCACAACTGTTTTAGAAGCTGTAGCTCCAGCCGCGGTACCAGTAGCACCGTTAACGGTTATTGAAACAATAGGTTCTAATGAGTCAAGGGTAACAGTTGTTGAACTTGACACGGTACCATTTATAGTTTGTGTAATGGAACCACTTGGGTGTCCAGCATTATATTTATCTATTATGCTTCTATATCCACTATAAAATAAATTACGGTCTAAATCTTGCCCTGCTGTAAATTTTTCAGGATTACTCATAAGATCCCAGTGTGTCACTGTAGCTGCTTGTGTATTAGCTGAAGCTGTAACATTTAAAAATTCTATACCATCAACATCTATTTCTTGAAAAGCTATCATTGCTTTACCATGTTTAGCTCCATGTGAGCCGTGAGAAGAGTGATTAAATGATAATTGATTGTTAGCGTTTATAGTTATATTAGAACCTTTAGCTACACCAGAGTAACCTGTTGATATTATATTACCAGTATTTCTTGGATATTCCCATGTTGTTCTAGATGTACCCATACTTGGGTTACTAAGATACCAAGGCGCTGCTAGTGCATCGCTAAATAAATTGTTAACTATTAATTCCTCTTCTGGATCAAACACATATTGTCCATCACTGTTTTGCCTTATTTGAAATGGGTTAGAAGTATGTTTAGTTTCATATAAAGGGTGTTTTATACCTGAATCATCAGTCCAACTTAATTTAGTGTAATTAACATAATCGTGTGGAAGTATCATTACCATTGATGGTGGTATATCTATTTGTTGTGATTTAAAAGATTTAAGTGTATCAAAGCTTAATTCCGCTAAAGCTCTTTGAGCGTGAAAAGCAACATCTAGTCTTTTTGCTCTAGGTATGATTTTGTCTTCACCCACATAAACAGCCATGAATTGATTTATAATATCTTCTAAAGTACAAAATTGATAACTACCGTGATCTGGACCTTGATAATAATCTTTATGTGTTTTGTTGTCTAAATATGCCATTTATTTATTGTTTTTCTTGTTGAATACTTTTTACTTCTTCTTGTGTTGCCACTTGTACTAAGTTGTAATCTTTAATAGTAACACCAGCCAACTGTAGTATTTTTATTACTAGTTCTACCTGGTCAGATGGATGTAATTCAAAATCTTGATGATCAGCGGCGCTAGAGTTGTATAATGGTTTTTCGTTAACAACTATATAAGTCCATTTAGGTTTTTTAGGTTTACGTATATAACTTACAACTAAACTAGCTGCAGCCGTTGGTGTTGGGGAAACACGTATACCACCGCCAGCGTTTTCATATTGTACAAAAATAGGACGTCTTTTAGTTGGTTTAGTTAAAGGGCTATTTTCATACATAGCTTTTTCACTAATATTTATTTGCTCTGCTTTAACATAATTTTCACCACCATCGTAATCTATTTCAACAACACCCAGTCTGTACATATCATCAATTGTGCTTTCGTTATAAACACCTGCATGACCTAACGTGGTAGTAGAAAGACTAACAGAACGTCTAAACTTATTAAATCTGTTTATTTTTTCTTCTAAGTTTTTCAACATATCAGAATACTCTGTACTATTGCCAGGTATTCTTTTAAATTGATTTAAATCATAGAAGTATTGTTCAAAAATACTTGTTTGAGCTTGATTGGCGTATAAATTAAACTCTTGAGGTGTTATATAACCTCTTTGTTCTTTATTAGCTAAAGCTAACACTGTTTGATATACTGTGTCTACTTTTATCATAATTTGTTTTAATTTGTAGTTAGTAATCGCCCCGTAGGGCGAATACCACTACAGTTAGATTATTTTAATCTTTTTTCGATACTTTTGTAAATCTCCATACCTTCATCAGTTTTAAACCAATGCGCTAAAGCTGTATATGGATGCTCATCGAAAGGAACTGTCATTAATTTTCTGTTGTTAGAACTCCACATGAAGTGTCTTTGATCATCAGATAATTTTATAATTCCATTTTCTGCTGCTCTAATACCAATGTTTCTAAGTTGAACATTATCATCAGAAGCTAACTCTAAGAATAAAACAGGATTGTTTTTAGCATATATCAACAAATCTCTTTTTAATTCCTTAGAACTCATCTTAGATACCTTAGAACCATACTCTACCCTTAACACTGCCTCTACCGCATCTATGTCTAGTGATTTAGCTACATTAAGTGCTTCTAACTCTAGTTCTAACATTTCTAGTTCGTCTATTGCTTCTATCTCTGGTTGCCACTCAGTAAACAATTTGTTTCTTTCTGGATGGTACAAAGATAAAAGTTTTTGTAATGTTTGTTTATTTCTAGGTACATGAAGTGCTCCGTTTCTAAAAATAATATGAGCTAATCTTTGATCACCTTTCATTTCATCAACAAATGGTGTGTTTTGATTTTCACAATACTTTAACTCTCTTTCGTATCCTTTTTCTTCATCAAAGTAGTATATGTTAGCCGATCTTATCATGTAAGACAACGGTCTTCTTTTTCTACTTAAATAATAAACCCTGTCCTTTATTTCCCAAGTTGGTTTTTTAGGTTCAGTTTTTTTTGGTTTTGGTTGTTCTGTAACCTCTTGTGTTACATTTAACACTTCTTCTTGAGGTTCTTCCACCTCAACTTTTTTTGTTTTTTTTGTCATAATATAAAATAATATAAAATTAATAAAAAGAAAGAGGGCGGAGAACGTTTACGTGTATGCCGCCCTTTTTCCTAAGTTAAATGCTTACTACTTCATTAACATAAAGTTGTTAGCACCTTGAGTAACTAAACATCTTTCAGAAAGCATGTGTACTTGCATTACGTCTAAAGCAGATGTTGCAGCACCTACAGAACCAGTAACCCAAGACTTCATTCTTCTGTCATCAGTTTGAGAAGCTCTATACCTAACGTGTAAGAAAGGACGTCTAACAGCTGCTCCAACAGTTTGATCATAAACTGAAGAAGATCCAGCAGGTATAATAACACCTCTTAAAGCTTCAGATCCAGCTGTAGCATTTATACCACCTCTAGTAGCTTTATCATTTAAGTATCTGAAGTCAGATTTGTAGAAATCATAAGATCCACGTCTGAAACCAGAGAAACCTAAATTAAGCGCCATGTCCTCAGAGTTGTCAAATACTCCGTAAGAAGTACCTCCAGCTCCATGAGAATTCATTGAAGCTAACATGTCATCAATAGCTAAGCTAGTTGATCTGTTAACAAACATCATGTTTTCTTCAATAGCACCTTGTTTATCAAATTCCGCTAGTATAGCGTCAAATTCAGCTAAATCAGTAGCAGCGTTAACACCAGTTACACCAGTAGTAACGTTACCTCTGTTTTCTATAGCATAGAATAAACCTTCAGTACCAGCATCTCCTTCTGGAGATAAACCTAATTCACCATCAACGTTAGTTGAGTTAGAACCTGGAATAGACTCAAGCATAGCCATCTCTAAGTAATCAGTAAACCTTGCTCTTGTGTCAGCTTCAGCTTTTAAATACCATAAGTATCCAGAAGCACCACCTTCAGAAGAAACTTCTATCCAACCAATTCTACCAGCATCAGATCCTGATACTTCGTAGTAATCTTTCATTATAATTGGTTTGTTAGTAAAAGTTTTAAATTTAGGTTCGTTAGCTTCATGTGTAGCTGATCCATCGTAGTTGTCTCCTTTTTTGTATTCAGAACCGATAACTAATAATGTAGCAGCACCCGCTGTTTCAGAGTGATTAGTTAATACATCTTCGTCGTAAGCTCTAACACCAATCGCTGTACCATCAACAGCTACAACCATAACTCTAGATACATATCCTGGAGTTGAAAGTAAACAGATATCGTGGTTTCTTACACCGTGACTAGCAAGAGTGAATCCATCATCAGCGTCGTTACCATCAATATCAGTAGTAACAGTAAATTTACCTTTTGCACCTGATGAAGATACGTTACCATCTAAATCGATAGTACCTCTTAATGATATATGTAATCTTGATTGCTCAGACCATATAACTCTATCGGAAGTCATTGCTTCTTCCGCACCTACTTGGTTAAGGAAACCAGAAATTGTTCTAGGTCCGAAAACCTCAGCTTCTTTTTCCATTAACTCAGGCAGGTATTGTTGTGCCCAACCTTCAGTTGAGCTTGACGTAAAGTCAACATAATTTGAAGATAATGTCTGCTTTTGTGGAGCAGCAACACTATTCAAATTAGTTCCCGCAGTTATTGCCATAATTTTTAAATTTTAATTGTTATTTTTTGTTTTTAATTTTAAACTTAAAATCAGAAGACGTGTCGCCTAAAACTTTAAACTTCATACCACTTGTTTCTATTTCACCATGAGCTTGTCTTGGGTTCATTTCAACATTTTTAGATTTAGCGATACTATCTTTTAAAGCATCAGCTTTACCTTGTTCGTAGAAGTGTTTAGCTACAGCGTCTGCATTCATAGCTGTAAATAAAGATTTATGATAACCTTTAGCATCCTCCATGACATTGTCTTTGTTCAAAAACTTTTTGACAAAGTTGTTTATGTCGCTTTGTGTGCTTTTTACAGTATTAGCGTCTTTAACATTAAATCTATATCTTTTGTCTCCAACATTATATTCAAAACCTTTAAAGTTTTTGTTAAAAACCTCATCAGTTTTGTTTAAAAATGTAGAGTTTTGTTTTTCATAGACTTTTCTGTTTGCCTCTGACTCTTTGTTGTATCTATTAAAGAAATCCATAGCCTTTTGTTGTTCTGGAGTTAACTTACTCCCAGCTTTAATTTCTTCATAGTATTTAGACTTCTGCCCGTCTAGGTGGGCTCTAGCGCTGGCAACTTGCTCTTTTAACGCTAGCTTTTTTCTTTTAATATCTCTTTCATCATCTACTTCTTCGTCATAAGAGAATTGATCTTCCATAAGGAAGTTTATTTCATCGTTTGTTAAATGCGACTTTGTTTGTTTATAGTATTCGTGTAAAACATCGTTATCATTTAACTTACTAATATCTTTGTTTAATTTTACGTAGTCTTCTAAATCACCACCTGTGTCTTCCATGAAATCCATAAGTTTTTGGATATTTTCTGGTAACTCTGCACCTGTTGCTTCTGCTTCTTCAACAGCTTTTACAACTTCTTCTTTAACCTGTTCTATTTCTTTTTGCTCTTCTTCTGTTACTTCTTCAATAACAGATGTTACTTCATCTTGAACAATAACTTCTTTTTGTGGCGTTTCTTCAACCACTTCTTCAACGGTTGAAGTTTGTTCATCACTAACCACATCTGTTGTTTCTTGTTTTACTTCAGTGTCTTTTTTTGTTTCTTGTGGTTCAGTTAAATCTACTTTAACAACTTCTTCTTTTTCAGTAGAAGCTTTACTCATATCTAATTTTGTAATTTCGTCTTGTTTGTTTGAAAACTTTTTCATTTTAGGTTTTTTCTTAACCTTTAGTTTACCAACCTCGTTGTCTACTTTAGGTTGTTCTTTTTTGGTAGTTGTGTCAACCACCTCTTTTTTAGTTTCTGCCATAATATAATATAATAATAGTTAATAAATTTTTTATTTAGGATCATACATACCTAAATCAAAGTCACCAGTAAGTATATCATTACCTGCTGATTCAAATTGTTTAGGTGGTGTTCCTGTTTTTCTTTGGTCTATAAGCTCACTTTGTTGAGTAGCTTGTATTTTTGTTCGCTCATCCTTACGATCTTCTTTTAATTTTTCTTTTTCTTTTTGTCCTTCAACTTCAGTTCCTTTTAGTTGCATGTTGTAGTTAAACTCTAACTCCATTAATTGTTTTTTAATTTCAGCCTCTTGAACCAACCTTTGAGCATCTAGTTCAGCTTTTAAAGTTTCTAACTGCCCTTGCGCGTTAGATATAGCTGTTTGTTTTTGTATTTCCATTTGAGCCGCGGCTTGCTGTGTTTGTGTGTTGGCGTTAGCTTGAGCCTGTATGTTTTGTTGTTGTACCAGTTGGTCTCTTTGTTGTTTTTGTTTTCTACGTATTTTTAATAAAGAGTTAGCTAGTTTAACATTTTTTATATCTCTAATATCAATAGCGTCTTCAAGCTCTATACTTTGCTGTGCTAACGCTTGTTGTATATTGTTTTCTAACAACATTTTTTCTTCTTCATCTGGTGCTAGTTCTATAAATATACCAAAATCATACAAATGTAATTCTTTCATTTCATCTAATGTAGCTACATTGTGTACACCTATAGACTGTATAAAGGCGTCTGCTGTAGGAGAATATTCTAGTATATCAGATATTCTTAGTGATAAACACTCTGCTACTTCAGACGTTAAATACAAACCAGACTGTAAAATATGTCTTGTTGCTGTGTTTGAATTTGCTGCTGCTAATTTTTGTACACCTACTAAAGCGTTTTTATCTGGTGTAGCCGCATCTCTAGCTTCGTTTAATCCGGTTACATCTCTTATCATTTGTAAATAATAATTATACGTACCTATTAAACTTTGCATTTTAGCACCTCCGTTACTACTTTGTATTTCTTGAATAGGTACTTTACCTGGATTCATATCACCTTCACTTGTAAATGATCTACCAATAACAGAACCTGTTTGAAAAAACATGTTAAGCGCTTCTTGTGGATTATAGTTGGTACCATTACCTAAATCTATTTCAGCTAAACCGTCAGCGTCTAAGTAAACACCATCTGGCACCATCCTTGATAAAACTTGTTGTAGTTTTAAATGAGTTAACTGTATCATGTCAGCAAAGCCAGTTATTCTTCTAACTAAAGATTCAATTTTACCATTATACATTCTAGGTGCTACTATAGCGTAGTTCATTTTAACTTTAGTAAAATCACTTTTAGGACGCATCATGTTTTTAGCCATACCCCATTTAAGTAATTTTTTTGTACCTAAAACTAAAGCGCCTTCATACAGACACTCTATAGATCTTAGTAATTTAGCATAACCACCTTCTTTATTTTCTGGTGGATTAAATGAATCGTCTTTTGCTATAATTTTATCAGCACCACTACCAGTTTCTTTTACTTTATAAACTTCGTTCATGTAGGTTTTATAGTTAAAGTATAAAACTTGTATTTTATTTTTATCTGAGTCTCTTCTTCGGTTGTTTCTATTTCTTGATACGCCTTGAGTTCTAGATATCTCGTCTAACTCTTCATTAGATAAATGTGGAAACTGTTTAGCTAACTCGTTTACAGGTATTTCTTTTACCTCACCTACATAATAAATATCATCAAAGTAAGGAGACTCTGTGTAAGAATAAACTAAATCAGCAGGATCAACGTAATCTATAGTAACACCTTCTGAGGTGTTGAAGTTTGTTTTAACCGCACCAATACCTAAAACAGTTAAATCATAGTAAAATCTTTTTCTTATTAACTCATAGTTATTACCATTCATTAACACAGCTAAAGCTTGTTCTTCAGCTAACTCTACGTTTTGTTTGTAAGTTAACTGCATATGCAGTGCTAACTCTTCCTCACTATCTGGTAATTTTTCACGATCTGTTTCATATAAGTTTACACCAATTTCGTTTTGTACTTGATCATTAAAATCTTTAGTACGCATATCTTTTAATATAGACTCCATATATTCTGTTCTTTTAGAAACACCATATGGGTCTTGTGAATAAGCTTTTATATCATAAGTTCTTTCAGCTATACCGTTAACAACTATGTCAACAAACTTAGGTATAATTGGAACTGGTTTCCAGTCTAAATTAAGATAGGACAAATCACCGTTTATAGATAATTCATCCTTATATTTTTGTATATGTTGTTCTCCTCTAGCGTATAGTCTTAGGTTATGAAAATCATTTTGATTTTGAATATATCTATAAATCTTTTGATCTTCATCAAACCACTCATGCTCTATAGCTTTAGCTACTTTTAAACCATACTCATAGCTTAACTTTTCAGCGTCACTAACTACTTGACTTGGGAAATAACTTTTTATAACAGACTCTGCCATATTTATTTTATTATTTTAGATGTATTACCTTTATTTTGATATCTAGCAATACTTATGTTTAATTTCGGTTTTTCAATTTTTGCATTAGGTCTATATAAGTGCCTGTTGCACGCCATTATGGCTAGTCCAGAACTTATAGTTGCATCAAACTTAGTTCTTTTATTTATATCAAATCTAGCCCAATCATTTAATAAATCATTAAAGTATAAATCACCAAACTCGCCATCACTTTGTAAACCAACATGATTTTGTATATACATTTCAATAGCAGCAGCGTGGGCTTGTTTTATATCTTCACTTGAGTTAGGTATACCACCTACTTCTTTTTCCGCCGTTGATAACTTGTTCCACGTTTTGTCTGGTCTATTCATACTAAAACCTCTGTAACCTCTTCTTCTGAGGTAATAAAGTAATCTAGGTTTGTTATTCTCCGCTAATACTGGCATGCCGTAAAAAACTAAAGCCATTAACATATCCTCGAAAAATATTTCTGCCGTAGGTGGTCGTGATAAGTATTCTAAAAAGAAGCTGTTTGCAGGAGCGTCCTCCATGCTAAATTTAGTTAGGCCGTGTAATGCTCCTTTAGAACCTTGACCATCTACGGTTCCTGATATATCATATGAGTCACATCCAAAAGCACCCATGTGTTCGTTACCAGGATATTTTATACCATTTTTTATTACAATTTTATTTTGTAAATGAGTTGGTGGTATCCAACTTACTTTGAATCTTCCTTTAGGGTCAGGATAAAAAATAACCTGTGTATCTTTGATTCCGTTAACCCATTGAAAATTACCTGTAGAAACACCAAGGGTTCTTGCCATTTCTTCATTGTAATCTATTTGTTCGTATATTTTTACTAAATTAAATAT